ACCATCCGCTCCCTTAATCTTTGTCCAACTGTATTTTGTCGGGTCAGTGCTGTCAGCTTCCACGAAATCCACGTACATGCCGATATATTCACGGTTTCCGTCAGATACCGAAAAGTCTTTCGTTCCATCCGCACTGTTGGCATAAGCAAGGTGCGTGTACTGTGTCTTTCCGTCTTTACCGTCTTTTCCCGGGATGCCGTTCGCTCCGTCTTTGCCGGCGTACTGTTTCGCAAGCGAAAACTGTTTCGATACGACAAGGTTATTCAGATATGTGGCTTTGATATTCACCCATCCGCTGTCTGCGGTCAAGCCGGTGACAATGTAGGTTTTGTTTTCCTTGTCCCAACTTCCCTGTATATTCCGGGATGTCGTAATCGTATACGTACAGTTATCCGTGATATCCTGTGTGCCGTACATGACGGTCGCTGTTGTGGTGCACTCCGGGAACTCCGTATAGTTGCCGTTGCTGTCAACTGGGATACCCTGATAGTCGTTATCAAGCTGCATGGTCATGTTTCTGGCTAGAGCTGCCATGTTCTCAACATCTTCAATTTTTTCATCAAGTGGTTCACCGCCGATCGTCACATAACTTCCGTCAAGGGTAACTGATCCGGTATCCATGTCTGCTTCAAATATCGCATTTCCACTTTTGTCTCTTACGATGAGCGTTCCTGCGTTAATATAATCGGCATTGATGCCCTCTGCATAGAGCAGTCTGGTTATTAATTCACCAGTCACCGCAAAACCGTAAGGATACGTCTTTCCACCGTCAACTGACACTGCAAACGCTTCCGCTGTCAGTTTCCAGATTATGTTGGATTCTGCCATGGTTGCTTTGTTGTGCATATAGTATATGATACTACCGTCCTGCTGCGGCTCCTGTGTCATATACAGACCGCTCGAAGAATTGAGCGTTTCAGCTAATCTCTGTATAGCCTCTTCTCTTGCGGATGTTTCTTTTTGCACCATCTGACGTGCCGCAACTATAGCTTTTGTGCTATTCCCGTAAAAGTCACTGCTGCCCCTGATTGGATCATCGGCCTGTGTCTTAACTGTAGTCAGACCGCCTACATTACCTGATACATCTGTCAGAGGAGTAAGATACTTATTCCCTAATCGGTCGTAAGTGTACACCATGTCGCCAAACTCGACGAGTGGATTGTATACCAGATCACCCTCAAGATTCCGGAATCGTGCTCCTACGATCTGTTCGCCGATGATATTCGCTACTGTCTGAAGCTGATCGGTATCAATCAGCTCGTTCTCAAGTTCGAGGACGTATCCTTCTTCTCCGTACATGGCAGAATACTTTGCATCAGTGTCGTCGTTTGACTGCCCGTTCGTTACCTTAATTCCAGTTATGACTATATCGTCACTGGAAAGTGTAGGTGGATTGCCGTAGTTCTTTAATTTCGGTATATTTGTCCTTTCAAAGTCCCATTTTACGAACTGTAGATTTCCGGAATAATCAATCCGGGCGTTCGCAGATTCGACCATAGCCGCATATCCGAACAACTGGCGAAACGTCATACTGTCCGGAATGCTTCTTATTATAATATCGCCATGGTCCATAGTTAGATTCATGCCTATGCCAACAGTCTTGCAAGCATCTCTGACAAGGTTAATGAGCGACTGCGGTAGTTTCAATCCGCTAGTATATACCTTATTCGCCTTATACATATCATCCAGTGCCGTAATATTGATGATATCTGAATACTGCTCTGGCGTAGTTACTGTATAGACTCCCTTGTCGATAGTTTCAATGATATCTTTCGTAGCTGCCTGTGTTGCGATGATAGGATCACCGGTACTGTCCAGAATCGGGTTATAACTTTCATCTAACAGTGTGCTTACAGACTCCGGCGCCGCATACGACGTCTGAAGCTTCAGATAAGCATGAATCTTAGCTCCGTAAAAGTTGTAGTTCTTCCACTGCTCCTGATCATTATTAATACTCAGCGTCAGTGTTTTACAGACAGTAGCGCCGACCGGAAAACTGCTGCTTTCCGCGCAATCGGAAAACCCGTTGTCGCCGTTCATGATATCCTTATCAATAGTCTTTTTTGTTCCGTCAGGAAAGGTGATGTCCACCGCCATCCTGACTGACTCGCCAGCTTCAAGCTTTTCTTTAAATGCGTTACTTATGTTAATCACAGTGGATTCACCCCCGTCATATTAAACTCTAGTGATGATAGTATTTTTCTATCATCCGACAGTTCCCCGATAGCTATGTTTTGTGTCTGCCCCACATAGAACGGTGCATCACGCCAAGCCCCGTAATACGGTGAGAAATAATGTAGCGTAAATTTATATCCTTTCGCTACCATCTGTAAAATCTTAGTTGCTTCCTCCATTGGGATATCGCTACCCTTGTATGTATATTGTTCCACAGTGAACATCGGCGTAAAGTATCCTACACCATACTGTGTCCTCTGGCTTGATTCCGTATAAGTCGTGGCAAAGGAGAGCGCAAGGTCTTTGTCGGTTGCCAAATGACTGTTCCGTTGATTTTGTACTTTTCCATAACGCCCTCCTTTCTATGCCATCTCAAACGGGTTTCTGCCGCTTGTATCTCGTCTCATCTGTGCTTCTTTCATCATCTCGTCAAACAGCGTCCTGCGATTGATCTGCGCCGTAAATCGGTAGCTTCCGCCACCAGTCTGCCGCCCTGCTGTTTCTTCCCGGACAATCTTTCTGAGTAGAGCTTCCGGCGTCTCGATGTTGTTTCCCTGCTTCTGGTCGCCTAAGACCGCAAGGAACTCACTTCGAGGTGGAATAACTGCACCTTTTGCCAGATATGGAACTGTCGGAACTCGTGGAAAAGTAGCTTTAAATCCTATGGTCTTTGAGCCGAATGGAGTCGGTACTTTCCAAGGCCCAAATGAGAACGCCGATTCAACTGCGCTAATAACCCCATTCACTTTACTGATGGCACCGTTTACAACACTTATGATATTGTTCAGAACAGACCTAATAGCATCTCTCATTCCATTAAATACATTGACTACAGTGTTTTTAGCGGATGTGAATTTATCAACAATAGCGTTCTTGATTCTTTCAGCAAAACCACTAACGGTAGACCATATAGCATTCCATTTCTGATGTGCACTGGCCTTTATGTTTCCCCAGATGGTCGTCATTTTGGTAGCTAGGCCTCTGAGTTTCTTTCCAATATCCTCAACAAAACGTCTTGTTTTATTAGAAATCCAATCCCATACCTTTCCAGCCATTTCTTTGATTTTGTCCCAGTTCTTGTACAGCAAAACGCCGATTGCTATAGCTGCGCTGACTGCGATTACGAAAATTCCGGCAGGACCGATAGCTGTTGCAATGGCTTTGATACCGCCCATGATGCCGCCTGTACCAGTCATTAACGAGATAAGCCCCTTTGCAGCCATAGCGATTCCAGACACGCTCTTAATAACTCTCGACGCCAATCCTGCAATCTTTGCTGCCGCGAACGCCCCAATCAAGGCCGCACCGAATGCTTCAACTATCGGCTGATGATCGGCAAGAAACGTAGCTACTTTTGACACTAAATTAATCACTGTCGGAAGCCCTACCTCAATAACCCATGTCAACATCGGAAGAACAATATTTTTGTAAATCCATTCAAGAACATTTCCGATAGATTCCAGAATTGGTGCAAATGCACTCGTCAAATTGCTAATAGATTCCAACAATGGATAGAAGTCCAAATTTGCCGCCCATGTTGCCGTATCTGCGGCAATCCTCTCAACAAACTGCATGACTACCACAAGAGCATCTGCAATATTCTGGATAATCTGTGTTCCGACATTGTTCTTATTCCACGCATCGGCAAAGCCGGATGCAATATCCCCAATGGTTTTAAGTACATTCTGAGCAATCCTCAGCATGGTTGTAAGCATTGTCGTACCTGTGCCATTTGTCCAGACTTCCACAAGACTCCTGCCTACACTCTTAGCGAGCTTTGCAATTCCCGACAGGGCAATCTGTGCCGCGTCAATGGTGTTCTTGCCCTCTTTTTTCCATGCGTCCTGGAACGGTTTCCAAAGCTTTTTAAGGAGCTTTGCAAGTTTCTCGGCTGATTTGCTAATTTTATCCAGAGCAGTTTCACCCTCCGCCATCTTCCCGTAATCTACGTTGCTGACCGCACTCGGAAGAGATGTTCCGCCGCCGCCACTGCCACTACCGGATGTCGACGGAGTTTTGCTTGCTGTTGATGATGCATCCTGTGTAGAATACCGATTAATCTCATCAAGTGGACTAAGATATCCTTTTGCCGCTTTTGCCGCATCTTTTGTGGCGTCAGCCACATCTTCCGTAGAATCTGCTAGCTTGCCGGCGTTGTCCGCTGCCTGTCCGTAAGCATCTGCCGTATCCTGCACGCCGCTTACATCACCTGTGAGACCTGCGCCGCTCGAGCTTGTGCTGCCAGAAGATTTCTTGCCAGTGATTAACTCCGTGAATGACTTGAACGCATTTGCCAGAGTTGCCAGCTTACCGAGCAAGATATTAATTACTTTCAGTATAGGCGTAAAAATATTAATCAATCCCTGCCCAACTGTTGCCTTGAGAGACTGTAACTGTAACTGCATAACTCTGACCTGGTTTGCCCAGCTGTCAGAAGTACGGATGAAGTCTCCAGATGCGGCAGATAGCTGCTTCTGCACAAAAGCCAGACGGAGAGCCACTTTTTCCTGTTCTGTCATTTCAGATGTGGTTTTTCCGTAGCCATTGGCAAGTGCATATTGATCAAGTGCGCTTTGCGTAAGGACCACGCCCAAATCTTTCAATGTTTCCGTTTCGCCCGTAAACACTGATTTCAGCTTGATATAAGCCAAGTCCTGACTGATGTTATAGAATGATGCCACGTCACCAGTCAGCTGCGTCAAAGCCGTTGACATATCGTAAGCCTGTGATTCTGAGAATCCGAACGACTTAGACATTGCTCCGAACGTACCGACATACCTTTTTGCCATGGTTTCTGACAGTCCGGCTGAGGTCATGGCATTCTTTGCAAATTCATTGACCTTGTCCGACATGGTGGTAAATGTAACATCGACCACGTTCTGTACTTCTGTCAGATCAGAGCCAAGCTCCACGCACTCTTTTCCGAACTGCACTAACTTGCCAACTGCAAACGCCCCGCCAATCAGCAGACCGATTTTCTTTACAGCACTTCCAAGGCCGTTAAATGACTGTTTTATAGCTGATACGCCGTTTTGCACGCCTGACGTGTCCATCCTGGTATCAATAATGACTGAGCCATCAGCAGCCATGTGTCCACCTCCTAACTATTTGAGGTTCAACATCTCATTCAACTTATCTTTATAAGCTTGCTCCTCATCGCTGAGACGTGTTTTTATATCAATAATGTTCTTATTTTCCTGATAGAATTTCTTTTCCCATTTGTCGAGTTTTTCACCCTTTGCCTTTTTTGACCGGATTCCAACAACCGTGTTGAACAGGCACTCACCAGATCCCATGAAATATCCAAAAAACGTCCACCAGTGCATATAAGGCACTGCTCTGATTTCTTTGCCCGCAACCTTGTTTACCGCCGGAACAATCATGTCTCCATCCTGTTCCCAATCCATCAAACGGGGCTTTGGGCGGTTTGGATTATCGTCCGACTGTCCACAGTCGATAAACTCGCAGGCTCTCTGGCAAGCTTCTGTAAGATGTTCTGGGGGTATGCTTTGCCAGTCCTCAAACAGAATCTGCAACATAACAACTGCTTTCGCCTGCTCGTCCAGTTCTGGGTCATTCATGGCTATGAGAATATCAATAATCGCTCGAAAATCGGTTCTAATAGAAAAATCCACCCCACTTATATTGAGTGAGGTGGGAAGCTCATAGGCGGTCATTTTGCATACTTCTCCGTATACTTATTGACTGCTGCCTGCATTTTCTTTTTTCTCTTTTCGATTTCCGGTGCGATTGCTTCTGCGATCTTATCAAGAACAATGTAAGCGAAAACCTGACCGTTGCCGAATACAGTGGTTGCCGTGATCGGCTCCTTGAACAGGTCTTTTGATGCTTCATATCCGAGCAGATAGTTGATTTTATCCTCAATCTGTTTATTTAGTTCAGCCATTTCTTTACCGGAAGTGACTTTCTGAATGGAATCTTTGAGCTGCTCAAAATATTCTGTCAGTTCTTCTGCACGTGCTGCTACATTAATGTCCGTCGGATTAAGTTTGAAAGAGGAAAAAACTTCATCTTCATTATTGGTAAATGTGAAAATGAGAATTCCATCATCAATTTTTGTATTAATTACTTTTGCCATTCAGCATATCCTCCTTGTATATGTGCTTATTCGCTGTCAGCTGTGAATGTACCGGAGCTGATGTCAAATTTTCCTTTAACACGCTCGCCAACGTAGTTCACTGTAAACGGAATCTGATAACCGGACGTATCACCGCCGTAGGAAGTCGGCACAACGTAACAGTCCTGCTGATATGCTTCATACTTGCCTGCTGTGGCTTCTGTCCAGAGATGAACCTCAACTGCTTTCGTCTTGAGGTTATCGTCTTTGAGGCGTCCATCTACGATCTTCTGCAATGCTGTAAACAGATCAGAAGTAGTGTCTGCATAGAACGGATCAGCATCAGAAGAAACTTCGTAGCCGTTATGTTTGAATGTGGATTCTCCAAGAATATTTTTAGACGTTTCGGTATCTGGATTGAGTTCGACATTGTACTCTTCCAGATCCTTTCCAAGACGCTCATATTTCGGTGTCAGTCCTCCACAGAGGGAGCCTGCATCGATGTAATGAGCCATATATTTACGGTCAATCTTGCCTGTAACTGCCATAGAAATGTCCTTTCCGCCTATAACTTTTAAAAGGCTGTGTAGGTTAGCGACTATCTCCAATTGATAGCCGGTTGTTACTTGTTATATTACTTCATAAGTGTTTTCATAGCGTACTGACAATGGCAATAACCAGTCCTGCACGCCACTCTCCTGTGGTTCTAAACCATAAGAGTTGTCACGTGTGATACGTTTTATCACTCGCCCCTGTGAAAGCTCAGGAAACGCATTTAAACGTGTCTCAGAGCCATTTATAATAACTGGTTCCCGACATATCCATTTACCGAGACTGTCAAGAAACTTCTGAACAGATAGTTTCTGCCTCTCCTTGTCGGATGCTGTTCGGTATACCACATAAAAGGGGTACTGGCATACCTGATGCATCGTTCCGCAGACATCTTCTTTTTCTGAATAGATCAAAGCTCCATTATCTGCTGAGAATGCAATTCCTGATTCCTTGCCAAGTTCCTCAAATTTGATTGTTTCATTTTCGTACAGCCCCGGATACTGGTTCAGAAGTGCTTTCATGGCATCTGTCAGAATCTCATATCCAGTTGCATCTTTACCGATAGGTTTATCCGCCATGTCTGCCACCTCCTGCCTGTGCTTTTACTTTGCGAATCCAAGTATCACCATATTGCCGTTTAGCGGCATCGAACCACTTTGCCTGCGCCTGTGGGTGAGCCTGTTTGGTGTATTCAAGATTCTCTTTTGCGGCTGTCTGGCCAGAAAACTGACTAACAAGAACCTTCTTTGCTCCACGTCTTGCGTAGGGACTTCCAGTTGCTTCGTCTACCATTGTTTTTCCCTCGTAGAGAAAACGCCCATAAGGAGCCGCCGCCGCACATACTTTTCCAGTTCCTTGCAAGGATGTACTCTCAACTCTTGTTCGGTTGACAAAATCCCCTGTAATCATCGGCATAAATGGTATCATGCTGTCCATAACCATTCCGTCAAGAAGGTACTGGGCTTCTTGGTACTGTCTGGAGAATCTATCCATATTCAGCTTGATTTTCATATCTCCATCGACTATGGAGAACCCTTTAAAATGATGAATCTTACTCATATTACTTACCCAGAATCTCAAAATGTGGAATCAGCGTATATGGACCGCCTACACTGGTAATCTTAAACACGTTATCCTTGTTCTCGTTCATATACTGGTAGAATCCATTCCGATAATCACCATCAGTTATCGTTCCACCAGTCCACTCACCCTCCCAAAAGAATGATTCGTCCGAGAATGTGATAGTATCTTCCAGAGCGTTGTTAATCTGTCTTTTCCACTCTTTAGGGGGCACCCATGGAAGAATCTTGCCGTCTTTATCAGTAATCGTTATCTCGCCGTTCTGGACGGTGTATCGAACGTGTAACTGTGCGTTGTCAGTTATGTCTGGCCCGTACTTTTTAAGGATTGCTCCTTTGTCTGTAATGAGGTCAACGCCGGATAAAACATGAGGATACCAGTAAGCATCTCCAGTTGTTTTACTTTCGTAATAGTTAAAAACTGTTACTGTTTTGCTATACATGATACCCTCTCCTTAATTATTCTTTCTGCACTGTCTGCTTAATAACCTGATTCACACCAGTAGCCGACAATCCGTTAAACATACCGACTGCAACCGCTGTGATATAGTCCGTTGCCGGGAAATCTGGGATAACTCCCATTCCGACTGCTCCGAGAATTCCACCAATAACCGCCATGATTACCGGAATCCATTCATCAGAGATTCTTTTTGATGCCTTACAGCCCATTCCTACGATGTAGCAAATCATAACGATTGCGATACATGAGCCAAGTGTTGAAATGTCCATAATCATACCTCCAAATCAACTTTTTCCATAACTGCCCTTGCTTCCAGAACAGCAATATAATCTGTCATTGCTCTTACCTGCATATTGTAAGTGCTTCTCGGACAAGTAGGAGTAAATGGGAGTTCTCCTTTGTCCCATTTTTCAAGCATATTCGCAAGTTTCTTATATCGAATAACTACCTGCATATACTCTGCCTTAAAGCGTTCCTTGTAATCTGCGCTATTCATCATTTCAACGGTCTGTTTTAATTCCATCATTTCTATCACACTCCTGCATACAATATCGGTATTCCATCATCCGTCCTTACTCCCATCAGAAGCGGTAAAGCTGTCTTAAGAAGCAAGTCGTTCGTTTTCTGCGCATCTCCGGCGGCGGCATACACTGCACTCCATTCCTTTGCGCTTGCCCCAATCTGCTGAGGTGTAGCATAAGAGATAGATTCACTACCAGAGGATACAGATGTTACAATTCCTGTCGTGCTACCACCGGACCCGATTACGGTTGATGTACCGCTCACAGCGGCATTAGTAGCATTCTTTTCAGCAAGCTCAATCTGATACATTGTTTCGGCCAGTGAGCAGACCGCCTTTTTGATACGCTTCTGAAAATATTCATTCACAGGCAGTCCGTCCACCAGTCTGTTAAATGTCATCGTGTCTATAAAATCACTGGCTCTTTCTGCCAGTCGTGGAAAGTCGGCTTCTGGCACGACATTGCCGAATGATTCTGTATAGAATTTATAATCTGCATAAGCCATGCCAGTTACCTCCTACATTTATGATTTTGCTGTTACAGTCGCACTTCCGGCATTCAGTGCTTTGTATGTTCCGTCACACTCAACTACTGTAATCTTCTGTCCGGTTGCTGCTTTAACATCAGCTTTTCCGTCCCAAGAAGTCCAGTTTCTGAGATTCTGTCCATATCCGACAGTTACTGCGTCTGCCGCAACTTTGTATTTGTATACGTTGTTGGAGTTTTCCTTAGCCGGATTTACAGTGATTTTTGTATCACCAGTTGCTGTTCCTTCCGCAGATGTTACTACCAGAGTGCCAAGTGCTGGTGTCTCATCAATGGTAATTACTGCAATTGCATCAATGTACTCCGCAAAAAGAGTAAGTCCCATAACCGCGAACGCTTCAGACACTGCCGTGTGGTAGTTGCCCTGTGTATGGAATCCGATCAGATTTGTCTCGCCAGATACAGTGTATACAAGGCCTGCTCTTGCGAAATCAGATTCGTTTGGATCCACATAGTAAAGAACGATGTTCTCAACAGGTGTAGCGATAACCTGTCCACGTGGGATCTCACTGTCAGATAACAGGAAGATGGTATTGAATCCCATGAAATCCTTCATGTATTGGAATCCGAACTGGTTCTGAATAGTGATCTCAGCTGCTCCGAGGTATTCATATACGTCCAGAATATTCACAAATCCAACAACACCAGTCACATTTCTGTGCATCTGCTTGAATTTGTTTTCAACACGACCCTTAGCCATTGCCAGAGCCATCTGGAATGTGGTTTCTGTGGAAGTAAGTGTACCGGTTTTCAGATAATCATAGAATCTGCCGGTAACATTGGTCTGAAGCTGGAAAAGGAATTCGTCATCGGTCATCTGAACAGCGTTCTCATAACCGTGATCCTTGATTGCTTCGATAGATACAGCCTTTGCGTACTTCTCAATGCTCATTTCTGCATAAGGCTTTTCTTTTACAGTGAATTTGCTGTAAGGGATTTCTTCGCCCTCTTTAACATTTCCGTCCTGCAATGTGCCTTCTGCGTATTTTGATTTAAGAACCGCTCCGGGTGTCTTTTTGATTGGACGCATGATACCAAGAATCTCACGCAAGTGCTCCCAGTTTCTTTCGAATCTGGTTACAAAGTCAATCTCACGTGCCGTGACCTGGATACCATTTGTCATAATAAGATTAGCTTTTGCTGCCATATAAAAAATCCTTTCTACCCATAACTATTAAGGTATTGGGTTAGCGGCTATACTCTGGCGTATAGTCGGTGTAAAAAATCACTGGAATAACTGGATATTCTGAGCAATTGCAGCCTGTCTCTCGGACGGGTCTTTGATCGCTTCGATTTCCTTCTTTGTCATGCTTCCCGGTGTCTGCTGCTGTCCAACATGAGTGGTAAATCTTGCCTGGCTCTGCTGAGCCTGCTGCTGAGATTCATCTACAAAAGCGGATGCGTCAGACTGCTTCATCTGTTCGATCAGGTCATTTAATCCAAGGATTTTACCATCTTTCAGCTTAAGACCTGCTTCTTTAATATCTGCCATGACTGATTTCTTTGCTGCTTCGCTGGAAAACTTAACATCGTCGAGTGCCGCTTTCAGAGCGTCTGAGAAATCACGGTCGTAGATTTTTGCATTAAACTCTTTCTCTGCATCTGCTGCCTTCTGTTTCCAAGTCTCTAACTCGTTTTTAACATTTGCCGGGTCGATACCGTCAAAACCTTTTAAGGTTTCTTCTGCTGTCTCAGCACGTTCTTTCCAGCCGTCTCTTTCTCCCTCAACTTTTGACAGAGTTTTCGCTACTTCCTTGGCATTCTTATAATGCTCAGAGAGTGCCTTTTTAACATCTGCCTGTTTGTCTTCCGGGATTTCAATTCCAAATGATTTAAGTGTGTCAATAAGTTTCTGCATATACATCCTCCTGGTCGTGTTTATTGACCTGCCGCCGCAGGTAAATGGATTAAGCCAGTTAGACCACTGGCAGGGTAATTGCAGGAGACGGATTTGAACCGCCGTTCTCAAGGATATGAACCTTGTGAGATTCCGCTTCTCTATCCTGCGATGTACATATCTGGAAGAACCATTTCAGCACGTTCACTTATTGCCTACTTTAAGGGAGACCACTTTACAATCCGATAGGCAGCAAACATGTCCGGAACTCGGAATTACATTCCCATGCGCCGCCCTGCGCTATTCCCACGCCAAACTTTCAGGCTCCAGATAAGTGGAATGGCAGGAATCGAACCTGCGACGCTAGCTTATACGTTGCTCTGCCACTGAGCTACATTCCATTAACCCGGATTCCCGGGTTAGCAAGGTGTTTAACGTGTCATGCCTGCCACGAGTTGTTTCGGGCATCCGTCTGCCCATTTACCTTTTACAAGGAGGTGCGTACTGTCTACATGATCGCATAGACAGCAATGGTACGTGTCGGAAATTGCATCCGCTTTTCAACCTCATGCTTCTTATGTGACAATCCGGTCACTGCATTTTCTGTTAAGGACACGCACCCGTGAAAGGAGGAATCAATGAAAAAAAAGTCTATGTCAAGTGGCTGTAACCACTTACGAATCTTCCCTATGAATATATTTTACCACAAAGTATCTAAAAAGTTGTGGTACATATTTTAGCCAATTAGAGCATATCCCGAAGTTTTTCCACGTATCTCTTGACAAGATCACGTTCTTCCCTGCACTCTGCATCCTTGGACATATCGCTCATTTCTGTAGTAAGCTCGTCAAGGTGTTCTTCCAATGCGGCAAGCATCTTCCTCTTACAGTCCTCAGATTTGCCAGAACGATAGCTCTGTTTCTGTGTCATGTAGTCATCGTAAGCGTCTCGTCCGTCAGAACGGCTGTAATGCCCTCTGACGTAATGTTCCCCACGTCTGGCATAAGAACTGCCCCGATCGTAATCCGGCATCATTCTGCCGTCATTTGAACTGTATCTCCCCATGCTGTCGCGCTTTCTTCCGCGTTCGCTGTAATCGTCATTGTATCCACCACGCATTTCATCAAGGACAGTGTTGTAGTACTCTACTTTCTTATCCCAATACTGCGTATTCTTGATATCTTTGTACATATCAATCAGTTTGTATGTCATTTCCAGATTTCCAGTGGTCAGTCCACTGTCAGCAATTTTGGACAGTTCGTCTTCAATTCTTGCACATAAATCCTTGATATCTCTCATAACTGCACCTCCTACGCTTCTCTGGTCACAACAATGTTTGCGTTCGCAACAGAAATAGCCTGATCACTGGTATTCTCTACTGCAATATTAACGCAACATCCGCGTGGTACATCAATATAGATACCAGAGGACACATTGTTATACTGGTCTACTGCTGCCGGTGTGGAAATCATCTGTGAAGATAATACAGGCTCGCCAGAGATTGCAATAGCCAGAGAAATAGCTCCGACAGTACCGCCTGTTGGAATTGCGATATTACCAGAAAAATCCACGAAGAATCTTGCTTTACACTGGTTGGTCAGTCCTCTCAGGGTAATAATTCCGCTTCCCTCTCTGTGCTGAATACAGTTAGAACCTTTAACTGCTGTGTTTGAAAATACTACGTTTCCATTTGCTGCTACAGTCTGAGCAGCTACATTTGTGAATTCTGCCATAAAAATACTCCTTTCATATCACAAAAGGACAGGTCTCAGCCTGCCCCTCTGTGTAATACGGCATAAGCCGACATCCGAAATCAATCGAAAGATACTCTCGATATGAAGTTATCAGCAATTACATCCAGTGTTGCATCCGCATCCGTAATATGTGTTCGGGTTTGGAACCTGATATGCCGGGATCGGTGCTGGATTGATCGCATTAATAAGCTGCTGTGTCTGTGAAGCCATTGCAGTTGTGAGTAATGCACTCTGGCGATCCTGAGAAGCGGCACGTCTGAGGTCGTTATTTTCAGCCTGTAAGTTGGAAATCTTCTCGTTGCACAGGTAATCAAGGATTGCCCTTGTTCCGGCATTCTGGCTGTCGATAATGTCTCTTGTGTTGCTGTTCATAGTGTTCTGCAATGCACAGGTATTCTGTGCCATATTGTAGTTTACACCCTGGATTGCTTCCCTTGTTTCACAGCAGCAGTTTGCAAGCTGTGCCTGGATCGCATTGGTATTCTGCATATTCGCTACAGTATCGGCATTAATAGCCTGCTGGATGCCGAAACCAGTCTGCATGATGTTGGTGTTGATTCCGTTAAAACCGGTAAGCATACCATTATTCATGGCATAGAAGCCATCACACAGACCACTATTGATTCCGTCAAGCTTGCTGATCACTGCGGAGTTGTCAAATCCTCTCTGAATGTCTGCCTGAGTAGCTGCTGTGGCTACATATCCGCCGCCGTTTCCATTATTGCCCCAGCCGTTGTTTCCCCATCCGCAAAATGCGAATAAGAAAAGCACGATAAGCCACCATGCGCCATCTCCGCCAAACATTCCATCATTTCTGTTGTTCCCGGTCAAAAGAGCAACGTCCGATGCTGTTAAATTTCCATCCATAGTTATATCTCCTTTTTGTGTATTTACATCAATCTGGCCAGATTGTAATGTACTATTTCATGTTCTTCAGCAGATTCTGAAACTGCCCTGCCATCTGCTGAACCTGGTTAAGCTGCTGTTGGGAAATCTGTCCAGACTGTAACATTTTCTGTACTTCCGCTTTCGGATCTCCCTTAAAATTCTGTTTAAACTGCATAAACTGCTGTATCATCTGCATTGGCCCGTTTCCCTGTGGCATCCCACCGCCGAGCGCGTTAAATAATGGATTACTCATCTGCATTTCCTCCCTTGGCTGCTGATTCCTGCGCGATATTAGCTCTAACAGGTTCAGAAAAAGAATTTAATCGGTTTATGATGACTTCGTATTTGCTCTTCAAGTCGTTGTATTCCTGCCGCGTGACATATTTATTATCTGATTCCCGAACAGACTGTTTAGAGGGCATCTGAGAGCCTACCTCATGATACTCAAATGTTCGTAATGGCTGTGGCATACCGGAAACGTCTGTGGATTTTATATAAAATTTCTCTGATTCTGAATCCATTAGTAAAACACTTGTTCCGGGTGCTACCAGATAAGATTTTGCACCGACTTCGCCAGATACCCACAGGATACCATTATTGTTCTGTTGTGGTTGCTGTACTGGTTGAGCTGGCATCTGGACAGGCTGTTGCTGAAATTGATTCATCTGTCCCGGAACACCAAAACTATATTGATAAGGATTATTATATAATGCCATCTCGTACACCTCCTATGACTTATTCTATGACTTATTCTATGACTTATTCTATGACTTTCTATAGCTATATTTTTGCATAGATATATCGATCTAAAAAGTTCGAAAAAGTGTCAAAAAAGTATTGACTTATCACCCAATGAGTGATATTATAATATCAGAAAGAGGAAATACAAACAAGGAGGTTTCAATTATGAAATACGATAAAAGAAATATTATGAAAAATGCATGGGAAATCAAGAGAACTGCAAATGTATCAATGAGTATTGCTATGAAATCTGCTTGGGCAATCGAAAAAGCAATGGTAGAAGCCGAAGAAATTGGAAAAACTTCTGGATGGAATTACAAAGTTAGTGCTAATGACTGGATTAGATATGGTAAAAATCGTACATATATCCAGACAAGACTTTACACCAATGCATGGAATTGCAAAAAAGAAATCAAGATTGGTTATGTTGATAATTTAAGCGGCGAATTTGTTGCTGCATAAAAAATAAGGAGGAAAGAAAAATGGCTACAGAGTTAACGCATTATGGTGCAAAAGTAATTCATCAATTTATCGAACTTAATGGACAATTCGAAAAAGCATTGCAGAAAAAAGAAATTGAATATACTTACCTTCCTGTAAGTCCTGGCGGTGAATTACGAAATAATGTCATCAAATATAACATTGACGGGACAAAAAAATATGCCGTATTAATTGATGATCATTGTTGTATCACGGAAGATGTTCCGGAAGACGGTGATTGGTATGGGCTTTTTGAAGATATTAGAGATCAAATTAATGGGCATGAACCACGGAAAGCAGAATCAAAAGCTCATCAGGTGCTTGTAAGAGCAGAGGAATATGCAAGAGAGGAAAAGCAAAAAGAAGAAGAAAATCCTTTATTTGCGCTTCTGGCTGCAGATAAAGTTACAACGCATGATATTATGCGTAATTGCAGATTGCTTGGATATAATTCCAATGCGTTTGCATTGATGTCGCACGATGATATAGATCCGGAATTTTGGAATAAATTAATGGAGGAATTCGGTAAATGCAAATATTAAAAATATATTGTAATTATGGTTGCTTATCAGCAGAAAAAAGAAACGTTTACACATACGGAGCACCAGGAACCACAGCTACTTGCTGGGATGAAATGGAAGTAGAAGTCCCGGAAGGCTGGGAACTCTACGAGAATCGAATAGGGAAAACCATGGTGACTTCTCCATGGGGTGAAAACTATGGAATAAATGAAGTTCTTCAAGGTAATGAAAAGCCTTGTTTTTATGCACTTGACCATGGTGGAAAAGGCCACAGATATTTTTTAAAAGAAGTAGAGGAATAAAGTATGAACATCAAAGAAATCCGTTTTATTTCCGGATTAAGTCAGCAGGCTTTTTCCGAAAAATATAAGATTCCAAAAAGAACAATCGAGAACTGGGAGGGTGGTAAAAGAAACCCACCAGAATACGTAATTTTATTGCTTGAAAGAGCTGTAAAAGAAGATTTTGTATAAAAGAAGGAGGGGCAAATTGCCTCTCCTTTTAGCACACTTTGATTATTTTATTGTTCACCCTCCGGCTTAATCGTTTCGCCGTGGATATACTCACGTTCATCTGTTCAGCGCAGTATTCAAGAGTGCGCTCCTGGCATCTCAGTCGGAATAACTTTTCCTCGTCTGGTGTAAAATTACACTCTAGCAAGAACCTATCTATATCTTTCTTAGTGAACACATATAATTTCATGAGCATACCCCTTATTAATGCTAACGTTGATTCTGCGCAAGATACTCCGTGAGCTTCTGTTTTGTTTTTTTTAACTCTTCAACATTATTCCCACTGATCTGACTATCCAACATGGTCGACAACACTTCCAGAATCAATGAATCACGTTCTGCAATCCTCTGAAGACTCTCGTAATCTCGTTTGTCATGTTCTTCCAGTGTTTCTACTCGCTTATTAAGCCGAAACGCCGGGGTAATCCACTTAAAGATTACAGCCGCCGCCCCTCCAACAATGGATACTCCTCCACAGATAGAGAGGAAAATTTGTACAAATTCTGATATGCTCATTTAGCTACTCCTTTTCCCAGTAATATACCGGGACTTCATTACCGCTATCCCATGTATCAAAATATTTGCCGTTCTGTACTGTCACCACATGACCATCTATGCAGAGGATATATGTGCCTGTTGGATGGTCTGCGCAGAAATCATTGACTGTATAGATATATCGTTCTGACTGCTCAATCAGTTTGCGCCTGTATCCATGCTTATAGAGATACGCTCCCCAGACATAATTTGCACTTGGCATATCTGACAGAGCGCACGCCTGTATCATTAATCCAGCGAATACCGTTTCCCAGTCGAACCCGGTTGCTTTACATATTGCCCGGACAGCACAATCTCCGACTCGATTCCCGGCAGGATTCGGATTGTAATATTCCCATCTATCCATCAGTCAATCCCCTTTGCTGTCTTATATCTCTTTGCCGCTCCTCTGGCTTTTGCGGCGTTCTGGCGGTTCCACTTCGCTATCATGAGCCGGTCTTGCAGTTCTCTCAGGCCGTTCTGCTTGCAGTAATCTTTGTATGCAGCATTTTGTTTCTGCAAAAGATAAGACTTCCGGTCAAGGTCTTGCTGGAGCGCGAATTTCGCCTTTTCATTCGGTGCATTGTCAACTCCTGCTTGCAGTCCAAGAACTTCACGCTTCGTTTTGCGGATTCTCCGTTCATAAGTACGTTGTCGTTGTTCCTTTTCGTACTGCTTCCCTTTGTTGACTTTATCCTGTGCTGATAATTCTGCATAGGGATTCGGCATTCCTTCCACCCAAACTGAAAAATGATGTCTGCAATTTACTCCGCATATTCCATCAGCTTCGCCATAATGACAATTTTCAATAAAATCTGGATAGCGGCTTGCTTTTTGCTCCAACATTCTACGATATTCTGGCGTATCTCGTTCCTGAAAAAACTCCGGCTTGATTTCTTTTAATTTTTCCCAGTCTATAGAAAATACCTGTCCTTGCCATACTTCATGGCTTGGTCGACTTCCTATATGTGCCGATGTCAGCACTAAACCGTATCCCATTTCTTTCATTCTTGTCAACTGAATATCAGCACACGCCTGTGCCACGCCAGTTCTAACAGAACGTGCAACTGCTGTTTCAATTGTGTCTTTTCTGCCAGATGGGTATGTGACGGTAACACCATCGCTCACAACGTTATTAACTGCCTCTTTAATGGCTTGCGTATATCCAACTGCCCCAGTCATCACATGATTATATGCAAGGTCGCATTGCTCAATATAGAGCCTCTGAGCGGCACTTGCGGTGGTTCGTGTGAAATTCTTCCACTCACCCATAGTCGCAAGCATATTCCGCTCCATGAGCCTTATCATTGTCGGAGACTGTTCGAGCGGTACAGGACTTAATCCTGCCGCCTTGTATATCTTATCATCATAGTTCATTGCAGTGATTCCTGCATCTTCAAACGCTTCAAGAAGTTCCTGCTGTTCACGTTTGGTATATTTGGATAGTTCTGCCAGAATGTCCTCTAACAGTTCACCGGATTCCTGTAATGTTCTGATTCTCCATGCATCGGCATTGGTCAGAATATAGTCCTCACCTCTGCCAATTCTTGCCATCATCCGTGATACAATCTCAGAGATAATATACTGGTGCAGTTCTTCTGCAATTTGTTCACTGCCCTCTGTAATTTGCCGTAAATATTCTGGGCTTAACATAACTACTCATCTCCAAACAGTTTTGGTTCGTCTGGCTGAGCTTCTTTGACCATTGCTTTCGCTTCTTCCTTAGTCATTCCCTCGAACTTCACGAAATACAACCATGCCGGGACCTTGCCGGTAGTCACATACTGCCACCATCTCGCACGGTCGTTTTCTCTAACATAGAGAATATCTCCGAAATCATAATTGACTTCATAAGCCCCGACAGGTGCAAGTGCGTACAGGTCAGCGTAAACGTTCAGTGCGTAGATAACTTCGTTCAGGCAGGATTCCAGTTTGTCTCGAACGTCTTTAATGAACTGCACTGTCCTCTGCTGTTCCGCTTCTACTCCTGTAGCTGTCTGAATACCGCTAGATTCGTTAAAAACAAAATACCCGTTGGAGAATCCAATCTTGTACCCCAACTGGCTTAAAATGGCATTTATGCCGCTTATACGGGTATCTGTGTTAAGTATCGGATTTATTTCCTGATAGAAAGACCCTGCATCATCTCCAAAAACATTCTTCACATAATCTGGAAGCCCAAATTCTTTTGATCTAAGCTTCATGGCTTGTGGTGCCATAGAGGATACAGGTGATCCGCTTGGAAGGAGTAACCTTTCATCTGCCAGAACAATCCTCTTAGAATCAAGGATTTCTTTTGCATTACGGCTGTATGCAATGTCGAGGTCCTTCAGTTCTTCGATAGCTTCGGCAAATATTGGAAGTCCAAGTGGTGTACTGATATCCACATTGTTCGCCTGTGGTGTTCGCAGTACTCCATACAGAGGGCCGTCCAGCTTCTCCCCGTTTGCTTTGAGAATCGGTGGTGTATCTGCCATGAGGTCGGCCCATTTGGTCTGTTTAAGGTCAATCTTATCACCGATGCTCTGAGGAGATTTTGATACGTAGGCTCTATTAGAAACGTAGTACGGATAGGTTGTCACGCCGTCCATTGTAGTCTCAACAAATCTATGATATTCAAGCCGTGTGTAGTATTTCCGTCCAACAGTATAGGAATCCTTAAATATAATCCCCTTTATTTCCTGATTGTCATAGTCCACAATCATCACGTCTGCCGGAGTGAATACGTCAAGGCTCTCACCGTTCGGCTTAATAAACACCGTTCCATAAGCACAGCCATATTCTACCCAGTGGCGTATCTGGAAATATACTTTATCAATCCGCTCCTGTAGCCACGTAGCCCTTGCGGAGCCGTCTATCTGAATGCCGATCGCCAATGTTGCGAGCCGGGCTGTTTCTGAGCAGACAGATTTGGCAAAATTAATTGTCTTGATATTATTCTTATCATCTAACCATTCCGGCGCGCCTCTGTAGATGTTCGCACACCGATTAATCAGTGATTCCATCTCCGGAAATTCTGCTGCCTGGATATTAAAATCCTCTTCGGCTTGTTTTTTAAAAATCATGTTAAACCACCTTTTTAGTGTTGTTATAAGTCCCATTTAATCTACCTTTTAAAATCCATCCATTTTACAGAAGTATCTCGCACAATAATGTCTTCATATTCTACAACTTTTAAGATTTTGTCAATTTCAGATGATCCATATATTTTTAAACCGATGCTTAAGAATTTATTTATTTTATCTGAAAAGTACCTATCTAACATTTTATGCACTGTACCCCCTCCTGTTAAATAACGGCTCATAAGCATACCTAAGTGCCGAGATTGCGTGGTCGTTTCCGTCAGGATAGCCACTTATCACATTTCCCTCTTTGTCCCGATCATACTCATATTCCGTGATTTCCTTATATGCATTCGGTGTTCGCCTTGGATCAATGACAAGTGTCTTAGTCTGTAAGAACTTAAAACCATACTCGATACTTCCCGGCCCCTTAATTGCTCCTCTGGCAGGAAGTCCTGCATCCCGGAAGTCGTTCACGGACTTAGGTTCCGCAGAATCACATATCATTGTGTAATCGTCATAGCCTTTTTTCTTAATCCAATCAGCGGTCTTGGAGTTGCTCCATTTATTTACATATAGCTCGTCAATTAGATATATCTTCTCTCTAGCAGAATCGTAATAAGTCCTGAGATAGCAGAAGGCATCCGGGTACCATCCATAATCTACGCCAGCGAAAATACGATCCATGTGACTGATCTCTTCGTCTGTAATATCTCTAATCTCCAGATATTCAAATACGTTTCCGCCGTCACCATTTGGGACGCCCAGGTATTCATGCTCATAGGCTTCTGGGCGAATCTGTTTGAGATGTTCGGCATCGTCAAAAAACTGTTGTCCAAGCCATTCCTTTGGAACCGTTCTGTAATCAGAAGAATGAACATATCTGTCGTCTCTCTGGATTAATACTTCTTCATTCATGAAGTTATGTCTCGTTTTTGGTGGGTTGAATGACATAAAAGTCCAGTAGTCTTTTCCACCTCGCATCGATGACTGCAAGATGCTTCGTACTTCTTCCATTCCGGTAAAAGTATCGCATTCTTCCAGCCATGCAAAAGCAAAGTATCCGAATGGAGCTTTTAACGACTTTAATTTCATTCTGTCATCAACACCACGAAACATTATAGTCTGCCCAGTTGGTATGTATGTTATTTTCATTGGGCTGACAGTACATTTAAAATCGCCATCAAGATGCAATGCTGATATAGCAAATTGCATCTGCGAAAAAACGCTATCTCTTAATGTATTCGCTGTTTTTCTGAATATGATACAATGTTTATCTCTATTCTCTTTTCTTGTCATTAGCAATATAATGACAATGCTCACGAAAGAAGACTTACAGCTTCCACGCCCGCCTTTGAATACATAATAAGTATGTTTGTGCTCCAAAATATCTCTCAGCACATTATCAAAATTATACGGAAATAAATCATCTGCGGATATTTTCATACTGCTTCATATCTCCAAACATATCCATAGGCTGTAGGACGTCCACCAGAACAGCATCGAGAAATGGCACTATTCTTGTAACCTAACGCTCGCTCCACGTCCATAGTGCAGTCCCATGTTTTTATTATTTTTCCATTGTATCTGTCTATCTGATTAACCCTTTTGGCTGAAACGCTTTTGCTACCTCTATGGGAATCGCCAATTCTTCTTTTAGTTTCGTCTGAAAGCTTTCTTCCGGTTTGAGTTATCGCTCTTTTGGCTACAACTTCTTTTGTGTGCAGCCTGTCGCCGAAATGAAGCTGCGTTGCTGTCTTGCTCATTTTCTTCTTTGTACGAGCGCAACGCTTCTTTCCGAAATTTCCGCCACTGTCAAAATTAAATCCGTACTTTTCTTCATTGCTTCGATGTTCCGCAATGCTTTTTCGTTCAATTAATTCGGCTTCTTCTTTGGTGAGATTATCAGCTATAATTTCATGCTTAATCCCTTCCCAACCATATTTTTTTATAATTTTGGAGAAATCGTTGTTTCCGTAATATCCGCTGTCCCACCTTGCCTTTACTGTTTTGCAAGTCATTCCTATATACACTCTGCCATCAGGCACAGTATGTTTATATACTCTATATCTTCTCTCCGTTTCTGGTAAGTTCAATTACTATGCCCTCCTCTTTTTCTTCTTTCTTTTCTGGTTCTGGATTATCTCTCCATTTATCACGTTTTCTGTTTTTTAACCAGAATATTTGAGCCGTGGTATTTCCCTCAAGAGCATTTTTGAAAAGTGCATTTTCTACTAAGTAATCAGCTATTTCTTTTCCTTCTTTTAGGGACTCCGAAATCTCCGAATATTTCTTTTTCCATTCATATAATGTTGATGGTGAAATGCACATATTTTTTGCAATCTGTTCATCGGTCAAACCATCTCTAGCCCAGCCTTGTAAAAGCACTTGACCTTCTTGAGAAAGCCAATATTCGTACTTTCCTGCCATATTAACTTTCTCACCTCATTTCTGGCTATAAAATCCCATAGTAACACTCCTGAGTATATTCTATCACAGGTTGGTGGGAAAGTTGTGGTACATGTTTGAGGAATTTTACGCTAAAAAAGAGCCGGTAAATACCGACTCTCTAATTTTATTCGTTGCTTTGTAATTTTCTGATTACCTCGCCCTGATCTCCCGGACACCCCATGAAACACTCCTGGCAATGTTCGTAGAATGCACATCTGATACAGTCATGCGGGCTGATTGAGCTGCAATATTGATGCAACACTGCGAATGCTGATACGGCGAGCTGCGGGGTTATATCTGGTGTAAGTTTATCACTCATTTTTCTTCATCTCCTCCAACTGTTTTACTGCTTTTCTATAATCTCTATTCGCAGACCGGAACATCATCAAAAGTATTTCAGACACAGGCCTTGTCCGATTTCTTCGCTTTGCTTTTTTGATGCATGTAAGGTCATTTGCTTCTGGTACATATATTCCTACATAATGTGGAATTTCAAGGGATACCGCAGCACATACATCTGTAGGCATAACCAGGTAGTTATAATCACCAACAAAATTCAACCCATGACCAGAACGAAAATCTTCAGCAGATGATTTAATTTCATAGCAATAGAAATCTCCTTTTTCTATCCCGGACACACTATTATTTACTGGCACGAACCGCATGTAATCCACCCTCACCGCATGATCTGTCGAATAATCGAATGTAACTTCCTTAGCCCAATAAATACGTGGATCATTGTGAGGATTTATTTTCTTTTCAAGCATGGCTGATAATTCTGCTGTAATCTCAGGTCTTGTCATTTTGAATCTCCTCCAGCTTCTTCTCAGCTTCTTTGCGGGTGAGGAATACGGTTTTGCCAATATCATTTTTGAAACACATTAACTCGCCGTAATCTCTATCAATTACTTCCAGATTGTATGACCTTCTTGTTATGTTAATTTGCGTTACTGTTAATTCGATAACGGGATTTTTAGCACCCTTATTAATCCTGAACATTATATCGCCAACCTTGCAAGGCAATCTCGCAAGCAAGCCCTGTTCTTCTAACTGCTCGTATTCTGCTAGCTTTTTGCAAACTTCATTTACCAGATTGCAATTATTGTCAATGCACTTTCCCATTCCGCAGCATGGCTCTTCAAAGCATTTAGGAAAGTAAGCGTTTCCAATCTCAGTTATCTTTGTTAATCTCTCCATCTACTTCACCTCCTCCATCTGACTTTCTACGGTATCTGCAAGTAGCTTCAAAGACTTAATAAATGAGTCCGTCAATGCTGTTCTGTCTGGGTATTTAGTGAATGTTCTGACAAGGCTTATAGCATCTTTGAGTTCCTTCTCATTTTCAGTTACGTCTGATGCTTCTAGCAATTCATATCCCGGTGCAAGACTGGAATTTCTTGTTAGTTCTTTATTGCTATAGAACTTTAATATATCCGGGATCTGCTGCTCTTCAAAAGGATATGGATACACTTCTTTTCCACCGTACCATCTATATCCTTGTTTCTTTGCTGCTTTCAGAATATTTTCATACTCTTCATGTGTTCTGACTAATACGCATTTATTTGCCAGATCAATCATCTACTCCACTACCTTTCACAATTTCAATTGCTTTATCAATTGTATTTGCAATATTTTTGTAAGCACAATCTTTGTCTGCATCGCCTGTATTTGCAATTGTTAGGAAGTATCTCACCTTTAAATCTTTTAATTGCTCCACAACCTTGTCCACATTAAAAGCTGTAAACTGCCTGTTGACACAATCAATAAACTCTTTCTGGTCAGAACTAATGCTATTTCCAATATCCCATATTTTAATATATTCAATTAAGTCGTCCGCATCAATTAGTCTGCTCATATTTTATTCCTCCCACACTCCCAATAACCGCATTCTCTCATACAGTACAGCGACGGTCTTGCGTCTGTATCCGTAGAAGTCTTTCGGATTCATCGGGATATATCTTTCTCTGCTGATTTTCCTGTAACTTTTCCGGTGTAGGATATTCTCAATAACCATATCCGCTATCACCGTGTTTTTCGGGCAAGCTGACAAGGCAGCACTGGAAAGTAAATATCCGTACTCTGCCGGAAAGTCTTTCAGCATCGTGTTCAGTTTTTCAATGTCCTCTGCCGGAATACCGTAGTCTTTCAGTTTTTTATTCCTTGTCAGCATACCGTTCTCCTTTCTGATCGTTTGGATGGTGCTTGTCGTACATGATCGCTACACATACAAGACCAGTTACTCCGACTATGATTCCAAGTGTAAGTCCTAATAAGAATGTAATCATGGCTCATCCTCCTTGACATAATCTTCGCATTCCTCTGCGTATTCATAGCTGTCCATCATGTCACACCGGTTATCGCAACCGCCTTGTTTATCACAGCAGATGCAGCACTCTGTTTCACCGTCCGGACAGTCTAATTTACAGTATCCCATTTAGTCCTCCTTATATGGTTTCGAAAGTGACATCCAGGCTATGACCTTCCAATACGACCTAGCACCAGTTAATTCCCATCGTTTCAACTTGCACTGGAATTTCGCATAGGTTGAACGATATATTCTTCCGTCCATGCAAGTTACTTGATATGTTCCGCTTACATCCGGCAGTCTCTCACTGACAGGAATCCAACCGTTTTCTTTCTCGTCCTGTTCCAGATCAGTAAAAAGTAATTCTACAATTTTTGAGATATTATTTTTCGAGAAATAAGCTCCGTTCCCTGTGTTTTCCACCTCATTCTTCAATTGAATTAATCTGTCTCTGATATGGCTCATATTATTCTATCCTTTCTCAATTCCAGCTTCTTACCATGCAGAACAGCAGTTCCGTCATAGATCGTTTTCTTGAGCCTGCATGACAGTTCAAAGCAACTGACAGCCCATTGCCAACAATTTCACCACATTTGTATTCCATGTATGCTTCCTGAATCATATCCAGTACTTTCATGGCTTTTTCTTTGGTGGAATAATTGCCAATAACAAATGTCTCATATGTATCTGAACAGATGATTGTTACATCCTCCTTAGTTCCTATGATTTTGATTGCCGGTGAGTTGTTAAAATTGATTAAAATTTCTTTATCCTGACTTCTGATTAACATTTCGCGTCCTCCTTGTCATTTACTCTTCGATTCCACTGCTCTACAGCTTCTTCCTCTGTTTCTCTCCAACGTTCCACCATACCATCACATTCTGTGCAAGCTACAAGATATTCTTTTCTTGAATCTTCATATTCGCTAATCAGTATTTCTGCCTTTCCTCCGCAAAACGGACAAGGTTTTAATTCCTCCATTTCCATCCTCACTTTCCATAACTTTTCAGAATTTCTGCAACTGCATTAATGTGTTCTGATAATGCGTCTAAATCTTCATCTTTAATTACTCTCAGCCCACGGCTCGACTTAAAATCTTCAATGGCATATACACCATCTCTGATCTCCTTGAATTTCTTTGCCATTTCACTTTCTTTTATGGCTTCGGAATCATATTTATAAAATGTCTCATATTTATCGTGTTCTCCGAACTTGTCGGTTTCGATTTTGGTTCGTTTAGGAGTTATACGAATGATCTTTGCCGGATACACCATGACGTGTCTAAAACTTGTTCCCCATCCACACCGTACTTCCCTTGCAACTCCAACTACATCTCCGACTTTTAAATCATTTTTATTTATCGGGTTTAATTTTACTATTACCATCCTCTTGCCATCCTCACTTTCCCCATGTAAGCAACTGACACGCTATTGTGCAGTTGATGCATGATTTTATACTCCCATCTTCTTAACCAGATTCTTATTCGTCTCATCAAATATTACATCTGTGTTCTCTTCAATATCCTGCATCATGCTCAGAACGCTCATTTCACCCCTATTTGCCATTTTGACGTATTCGTTGGCAGTCTGCATGACTGTGAGCAAACGTTTCGTAGAAAAACCATATAAACGTCTCAGAGCCATCATCGTTGTAACGACGTTAATCGTATCAGCCCAATCTTCTCCATCGTTGAATCCGTTTTCGTAAGCTTCTTTCTCCATACTTTTAATCTGACTATGGCAGTTAATCATTGCTCGCCCAAATGCCTGTGCTGCCTGATTGGGCTGAGCTAGAGGAAGTCTCTGCTTTCGTGGCTTTGCTTTAAGTTTACTGCTCACGCTTCACACACCTCCTAATTTGCCTTGTAACGGCCTCAAACTGCTTAAGCAATGAATTGTCGTCATTTCGGTTTAAAGTCCTGTCATAAGCCGGAGAGACGTCCCACAAGTCATTTACGAGGACGCCATGTGCCACACTGTTGAGTAGTGCACTCCGATGTGCTCCCGTGATGCTTATGATCTCATCAAGAGTAAACTCTCCAATGTACTCAGCACCTTTGAACAGCTCATACAGTTTCATGCTTCTTCCTCCTTGTCACGAACTCATATCCTGTCAGCCGGAATGCTCTCGGTGTCTTCGGGTGATCCGTTTCAATCAGTCCATCTGTCCGCAGCATATCCATGTGGCGAAGTACCGTGGCATTTGACACGCCAACCCCGTCAGCAATCTCTTTGTAAGACGGTGCGTACCGATGTTCTTTGATATACCGGCAGATGTACAGATATATGTCTTTGTGGATCTGCTGACCTTCTTTATATTTCTGTTTGTACATTCTTCTCACGCTCCTCTTTCATCTTCTGCGATCTTTTAAACATTTTTTCGAGATAGTCCGCATAAGCCAATAGCATATGGTCCACAAATCCGTTTTTTCGATATTTTTCTGACATAATATGAATCTGCTCTGTCACCTGCTGCCAGTATTCATCGCTTTCTTCTATTCCGGCAGTCTGGAGGACCAGTGCCGGAAAGTCAATCTGTAAAAACTTTATAGTGTTCGGTATCTGCTCATGTGTCACCCTCATAGTTACACACCTTCTTCCACCTCAAAACTCTGCTCAAGAAGTTGCTCGTTATCCTTGCTAAACGCCTTTATATAGCTTTGCTTAATCGGTCTGATAAAATGTATGCCGTTAGCTGATTTAGCCCGGGAAACAGCCACGTAGAACTGTCCTGGATCCCAACAGCAAGGATCAATATTAATCTTTTCAAATGTCTGTCCCTGTGATTTATGAATACTGATTGCCCAGGCAAGTTTTACCGGGAACTGAGAGAATGACCCAACTTTCTTACGGACAATCTTCTCTTTCACGATCTTCTGACCGTCCTTTTCTTGTTCGGATTCCTCAATAACCTGTTTCTCAATGTCTTTGCTGTATCTGTACAAGTTAACTGTTTTACCCTTGTCCGTTTTAATAATCAGATAGGATTCTTCAAACTCTCCATTGTCTACGATTTTCTGAATAATACCAATCGTTCCGTTAACGTAATTACCAGACAGATCGTTGACGGTAATCATCACTTTTGCACCGATGTTCAGCGTCAAGTCTTCTCTGGCAAATGCAATGTTTTTAATATCGGCAGATGTCAAATCTCCGTCAACTGCTGCATGAAACACTTTTTCCGTCTTTTTATCCAACTTGCCAAGGAAAGTATTATTAAGCCGATCAGCTTCAGCATTTGTTCCGACCAGAAACGGCGCTTTCGGTATAACCTTGTCTGATTCGTTATTCTCCAAGTATGCGATTGATTTACGGATATTGTTGCCGTATTTGATATCATTCAGAACGTATTTAAATCCTTCATCATTCTGCCTGCATACCTCATCAAGTTTGATATATTCAAATCCCATTTCTTTCCAGTATTCAGACATGAAAGCATATCCGTGTTCGTACTTTCCGCCCTTTCCATAATCAGATCCATACATCCGGCAGAGAATTTTGCGGTCATCTGTTGTGATAACTGGGGGAAGCTGATAAAAATCTCCAATTACGATCAGTTGAACGTCTTCTTTATCCTCTCCGTTTAAAAGTCTCTCAACGGCTCTTTCCTCATTTTCTGTGACGATTGTTTTTGCGATCATGTTGAACAAGTCGAACCGGCACATACTGATCTCATCAATAATGAGAACATCTGCTTCTTTCAGAAGTTCAGCTCTGGATTTCACTTTTTTCTTATAGTCCTCAAATTTGATCGAAATATTCAGCGCACGATGCACAGTGGTCGCTCCGTATCCGATATTGTCCGCAGCTATTCCGGTAGTAGCAGATACCAGAACGCTTTTACCAGCTTTTTCCGCCTCATCGATGAACGTTTGGATAACCGTTGTTTTACCTGTTCCTGCATCACCTGTCAGAAAAACGTTACTGCCAGACAGCATCGTGTCTAATGCATATCTCTGCTTTTTATTGAGATCATCTTTTTTCATTTTGTAACCACTCCTTGTAAAAATTATGTCAACTAAATATTTTTGTAATATTCAATTAATTTTGCTATAATAAATCTAATTGTATATACTTTTTAATTTTGTAACCAACGTGTAACCGGCTTTTTCGACCTATTGGTTACGACAAAACCCTTATTTTATGCGGGTTTCAGAGATATGTAACCGTGTAACCAATGTAACCAAGGTTTTCATATAGGAGAATCACTAGAGTATATGTTTTTTATACACTCTCAAACTTTCTCCTATAGGACGTTTTTTTTCGTGTTACAACGGTTACATGGTTACAAAATTATGAAAACGGAACATTTGTTTCGGCATTAGTTGGCAGAAAACCAGTTTCAATAACCTCATTTTCCTGCTCATTTTCGAGACTTTTTATATCAACAATCTTTACTGCAATAAGCCTCATTACACTTCCACCGTCCCTTTTTAGTACTGTATCTCTCTTTCCTGTATGCTTAATTAGTTCTCGATTAATCGCCCAAGCTGAAAAGGCTTTTCTGGAGAATCCATTGTTTTTCAAAAGGTTTTCAAGAGGTTTCGGATAAAAATATACATATACATCTCCATACTCATCTGGCGTTTCCTTGAATCCCCATTGATCGCAACTGAATTGAGCATCAAAGTGCTGCCCGTATACGGAAAGACTTTCAAGAATGAATTCATAACACCTCTGTCCTTCAGATACGTCTTTTTTACGTGTAGGTATGTCCACAACGTCCTCGACCGTCAGCTCACGTCCATCCTTGAATATGAAATCTGTAGCTAATTTGTCAGCCAGCAGAAGTGTAGATATAGCCATGACCTGTTTTGCCGGAAAGTCATATCCGTCAAAGCCTTTCTCAATTTCGGCTTTCATTTCTTTCAGATCGTCCGATGTGAACTGCTTGAGATTCCCGACAAACACTCTTCCAGCAAAACCATAGTTCTTCACGACAATGCCGTTAATCTCTGCCGGATTCTCATAAATATCCTCGCAACACTCAATCTCAATAATTCTGTTGATAGCTCCGCCGGAGTCTGCAAATTCCGAAATAGGGTTCTCACCGTTGCAAATAGTCACATTACTCCATGTATTTTCCTTAGCTGCTCCGAGGTCCTTATTTGACCTTCCTTTCCCTTTGCCGGAACAGAGATTATAGATCAATGTTTCGTAGTTGTCCCGAATATACTGAGAAGCGTTCTTCGAGTCATCGAGGATCATTGGAAAATTATTAAGCATATCTGCTCTAGTCTCTAATGATGTATCTGTTGATCGAAAGTTTCCAACGTAAGCTCCCGGCGCAGGATTTCCCCAAACTGATGCCGCTATATTGATCGTTACTGTCTTTCCACCACCTGTCTGTCCGTAGAAATCTACGATGAACGGTAATACATCAAGCGGCTGTACAAGCACACTTGCAAAAGATGCCGCCAGTGCTATTCGTGGCTCTAATCGTCCGCACGACCGCAGCTGTTTAGCTAGAGTTACCCATTTGAAGTAATCTCCATTTTCCTGTATGCTTTGGAATAGTGTTTTAAAGCGGTATTCGCCATCAAAAACAATTGAAAGGTCGTAAGGCACAAATACATTGCCATGCCACCCTAACTTGCTTGTAGAGTGCTGTATGTCGATCATATCGGCATTGTACATTTCAACATCCGCCAGATACTTTACGAGAAGCCTTGCATTCTCTGAGTTGACCTGCACCCCGAACCTTGCAAGATTAGTTATTGCTCTGGAAGTCACAATGTCAATTTTTGGAACAGTTATTTCTGTCCAGTAGCCATCTCTCTTAAATGCTACAGTGATCTGTTCTTCTCCTGTCTCGATGTTTTTTAGCCGACGTATCGGCATGATCGGGTGGTGACATACAAGTTCTCTTGCCTTAGATGTTTCAGAGGAAAATATTCCGTTCTCTGTAGCTATCCAGCTGCCACAAGCCATGTTAGGATATTCCTTATCAACAGAATCAGGATAGAAATTTGTGATGTTTTCAACCAACTGCATAGAACGATTTGCTTTTTCTTCTTTTTCCTTTTCCTGCTCTGCTTTCTGGAATTCCTTTATGAACTCTTCTGCTATATGCTTCGCTTTCACACTTTTTGCCCGGTCCATCAGCTTAAATTTGATTTCTGAGCGGTCGATTTTACTTTTTATCGCAAAAAGTTCTTCATACAGTTGCTTTTCCATAAAGTCTTGCGCTTGCAAATTTCCAATATTTTCAAGAATCTTACTCACCTCCTGACTTAACAGACAGCAATTCATGTCTGCTTTTTTCTTTTTCGAGATTAAACTGGCACATATACCACTCTTCTGAATCAGGAGGGAACGTTTTTAGTGCTGTTTCGTACATAAGTATGTTCTTTTCTACCTGCTCAAGCTCGTTTGAGACCTGAGCAGGATTGCATTTTTTTGATTTGATATCTCGCATTTCATGTCTGATCTGGTTACGACTTTTACCTTTTTTTGAGACATAAGTGCCGCCCAGCTCAATAAATGCAGTACTAAAAGGAACGGATTCGTATTGCATTACGAAATCAAACACATCGCCACCGGTCCCACAGCCGAAACAATAAAAGGAATCATCGTAGATTTTGCAGGACGCTGACTTTTCCTTGTGAAAGGGGCAGCATATGAAACCTGCTCTGTTCGGAACCATTCCGTATCTGGCAAGAACATCTCTCATACTGTACTGCTGCTTAATTGTCTCTTTGTCCATTTGACAAGATCTCCATTATTTGCTTTCCAGTATCTTTTTTATTGCAGAACAGAAATTCAACGCCATATTTCCGCTGCATCGTGCAGAGGATTTTATACAAAACATCACCGTGCATGACTTTCTGTTCCTGTTCCACCAAGACACCGTTTTTCTTGACTCTTTTCTTTCCGCGAGGATTCTCCCACCAGAGCACATCGTCCAGCTTTTCAATCCCTTTTCCATGTTCACACAGGAACACAAGTTTTATTCCTGCTTCATTCGCCCGGATAATCTCAGCACGGAATCTTTCATGTTGTTGGCATACATTACCGCATAATTCAGAAAGATTTTGTTTCCGGTCAACAACCAGTCGAGGGTTGTCATAATTCATGTAATCTCCGACGTAAAGCTTTGACACGAACCATTTTTCTCCTGCTGCATCAAATGCTTTCTTAATGCCATCAATAACTTTTTGATGTTCCCTACTGTCAATTTGTATCATGCGAACGGCATCTCCTCGTCAATTCCATCTGGAATGTTCATAAATCCGTCCGGGTCTGTTTCTGGATGCGGCGTCTCCGACTTCTGCTGATTCTGATTAGAACCCTTGCTTTCGCCAAACTCAATTTCTTCCACAACAATGTCTGTCGTGTATATCTTCTGTCCATCGCGATTGGTGTAACTGCCGGTCTGGATTCTCCCGGATAAATCCGCTTTCATTCCTTTAGAAAAATATTTCTCGATAAATTCTGCCGACTTTCCGAAAGCGATGCAATTCAAGAAATCTGCTTTCTGGTCAGAACCTTCTTTTACAAATCTCCTGTTCACTGCAATAGAAAATCTCGCAATAGATGTTCCGTCATTTGTATATTTGATTTCCGGATCACGTGTAAATCTTCCTGTAAGAATTACTTTATTCATGCTGTTACTCCTTTTCTACATGCTGTTTGTCATAGTCAATTAACATTTTGAGACATTTATGCCCTTTCTCTTTTGTAAGTGACTTAATGTCATTTACCTTGAAACGAGCCTTGATCTGTTCTAAAAGCTTGGCTTCCGGGTACTTATCAATAATGTTTTTGATTGACATAGTAGTCTCGGAACTAATCATCTCGGTTTCTTTTGCCGGTTCCGCTTTCCTACCGGACGTTTTTTCTTTCTCTCCTGTATTAGTAGAATCGCTGTCTTTGTTATCATCAATACAGAACAGTCCATTTAGAGCGTACTTTCTGGCATAAGATGAAGCTGCGCCTGTTACCTGCGAAGAATCCATACCTTTCTTAGATTCTTCTTCCCTTGCATAAGCAACTGTAACGATTTCGCCAGTATCATCACAGTCTTTCAAGTGTGCTTCTGATCTGACATAAATCCTGTCCCCAACAACTTCCATCTGGTCGGTGATGCTCAATACAGTTCTTGTTTCTGTCAGGAGAGGCTTTACAGCTTCCAAAATATCCTCACAGCTTCTGTATTTGTATTTCCCGAAGGAATTGTACTGCCCTTTAGGGGCTTTCAGTTTTGACTGAATAATCCCTAACTTCTCATATATATTCACTCCTATTCCTCCTTGTCATAAACCACATGTTTACTTCCCTCAATAATCAGCAAACTTGCGATATCCTTCATTGATAAGGTTGATTCGTTATAGATTTCAACCAGTGCGTTGTATGCAACTGTTGATACTTTCACAACCGGGTTATCTTTATCAGTTGCCGGCTGCTTCTTTCTTGCCGGAATACGGATTTCAAATTCACTCACCGATACTTTCCTCCTTATATGATTTCTGAGCCGTTAAAAGCCCGTTCAGAGCCTGTACGTAGCTCGCCAGCGTCCTTGCCTTGTATGATTCTTCAATGTAGTTATCAGCTACAAGGGAAAGCTGCTCGTCTATCAGAGCAAGGATCTCATCAATTCTCTCCTGCATCTTTTCTCACCTCGCTAAAGAAACAGTAAACATTGTCAGAACCATCTCCTCTCGCCGGATTCTGCTCGCCGTTTGGAAAGATTCCGCCAGCGCAATGATACTCAAGATGATTCAGATACATATCCGGGTTCTCCCAGTCAAGAATGTACGATTTCCGCCTGTTCAGCTCCTCCAGAAGCTCGTTTACTGTCGCTGTCAGTTCCATTGTCGGCAGGAGCTTCAGCTCTGTCTGATTCAGCATTTAACGGGCACCTCCCATCTATCAGAAGTTCCAACAGAAAAGTTTTGATTATCTTAAGCTTCTCGCGGATTTCTCTTTCAGAAAGATAATCAAAATTTATAGTCTGATACAAATCCCAATTGAATTCGTTTCCGAGAACTTCGATGATTTTTTTTCTTTTAACTCCTCTTACATTTAATCCGTATGATGAATGTTCAAACGTAATACTTGCTGCCGGAGCCTCATTCACAACTCTTTTGCAAAGTTCGTAAATCTCGTCAATCTCTTTCTCAAACATCTCCACTCTCCTTTCTCTCTGGTGTATCAATATCCCAGAGGATTCCATATACGATTGCCGCTGTCATCACCGCCGCAAAAAGCTGTCTGCCCGATCCGCCCCATTGCCAGAACGGAAGGAACGTGGAAAAGCTCCCGATCAGTGCGGCACAGATGATATTTTTCATTCACTGATACCTCCTATGATCCACGCAAGGTTGCTGGCTACCAGTGCGGCGACTGTTACAACCCACGCTGTGAACCATCTCCTTGATTTCTTCTTACTTTCTTCGACGATTTCAGTCGCAAGTGCTACTTCGATGTCAGCCCATGTTGGCTGATTTTCGTTTCTAATCTCACTCATATCTAGCTAATTTCTCCTTATTTGTTCTTTTTTGTCTTTACAATTAGCAGATAGAGGCTTATAATTAACCTGTATCCACTAAGGTGCTTTAGTGGGTGCAAAGCTCCGGGGTGGAGGTTTCGGCTCCCTCCGGGGCACTCACTTATTGAGAGCAGCCTTGCCTTTCCAGACATGACCAGTCACTTCATAGACTTTCCTAGGGCTTATGATGTAGGTGATTCGGCCACCGGAAAGGCTTTTTGCTGGCTTGTTATTCTGGATTGCTGTCCCGATCGGCAGCCATCCGTATACAATTCCTGCTCGGATTGATGTTGCAGGAAGTCCGATCAGCTTGCTTGCATCAGATACGCTCATGTTCTCCGAGGAGAACTCTGGCATCTGTGGAATGCCTGATATGATTCTTGCAACCTCTGCGGCGAACTGATGAACTTCTGCATTTTCTTTGATGTAAGTATCAACTTCGCTCATTTTATGCTCCTTTCATATTTGTTTTTATGAACTTTTTTTACCTTTGATTTCTTCTTTCTCTTTTGAGTTTTGAATGGAGATTTCTTTCCGGTAAAATGTGTAAAATTATTTGCTCCCATTTTTCTCCTCAAATAATGTTCGATTACCTAGATTCATTCGGAATGCTGGAATACGAGCACCTGACTGAGCATCACAATCCACCTGTTTTAAAAGTGATTCAGGGCGGACGTTCGGACGCTGAGAAGAAATAATTTGTTGCTGGTCTTGAAGCTGCGATTCAAGGCTGGCAGCTCTTCTTTCCAATGAACGAATCCTTTTTTTAAGTGATCTACTCATATATTTACTCCTTTTTTGTGGTATACTCCCTATAGATGGGAGGCGATATTGATATGAAGAAACCCAGTTTAGCGAATGGCTCTGTTGTTCCGCACAGCGTCCTTGAACAGCAAATAAAAGAAGCTAAAGAAAAAGAATTACGGAAACAGCAATGGCGGCATGATTTCCGAGTAGCTTTATTTAGTGCTGTTATTGGCGGATTTACTGGATTCCTGGCTACTGTAGTCACTCAGATGTTACTTTAGCATCCACTGTGCGAGTAGGCTTCCAAGTGCTCCGCAGGTAGCCGAAAGCACAAAACAAAGAATCCAAAATGCGATTCTATTTTTCAATTTGCTTTCACCTCCAAGTTAAGAACTTTCTTTCTGCGTCTTACCAGAATCATCTGACTTATTCTCAGAAAAACTTTCTGTCTTACCGAGAATGTATCCCTTGTCAAAATCTGACATATTAGGAATCGCTTCTTTCAGCTTTTCAATGATCCTTTTTTCTTTTTCAGACATATACTCACCTCTTTTCTTGTGATATACTCCCTGTATATGGGAGGTGATTAAAATAAATCAAATTGTTTCAATTTTAAGATCGGCTAAAGAAATCATTACGTTTGAAAATGTTTCCTTTATGCTTGGGTTAATAGGGTCTGCTGGAACTGTATGGAACTTATTCCAATCTCGAAAAAAAATAGAGTTTATTCCTATTGGTTTCAAGTTGAAAGATAATAATGAGTTGATTGTTCATTTTGAAATTATCAATCGTTCCAGAATTGCCATATCAATCGTAAATATTTCTTACGTGTATAGTGGAACCCATTATTCATGTTTAAAAGGGCGCGCTATTGGTGAATCAATTTATCACGAAAGAATGCAATTAAAGAACCTAACAGACTTCTATACACAACCTTTTCCGCTACAATTGGTTGGACTTGGTGGTACTTCGGAATATATTCGATTTGAACTTCCGACAGAAATTCATCCAGATTTTTCCAAACCTCAGACTTTTCAAGTGTCTTCCAATCGTGGAAAGGCAACTGAAATGAAACTTCTGCTAACTGATTCGGATTCAACCAGTTTACATAAATTTCATATTCGGACTTCAATCCGTTCTCTCTTTCAAAAGTGGTTTCCAAACAACTACCATTGAAAGTTTGAGATATCACTTTTCCACTTCCGAGCGGACTATATTTCATGTTCTCACCTCCATCTGCCCTGCCATCATCAGCACCGGTAGGGCGGTTCCGGTGGACGGTCATTTCTGACTTTTCTTTTATTGTTTTCATCTGTCAAATTTTCGTGATATACTTCTTTCTGAAAGAAGGTGATTAAATGATAACTGGGAAGCAATATCGGCTAATGAAATCCGTTCTTAAAAATAACGGAACCACTGCGCAAGATACCGAGAATCACGAAATGTATAGATACTTAGCATCTAAAGGATTCTTACACAAGCAACCTGTGCGTGGATATGAAGGCTATGTGGTCACTCAAGACGGTGAAGTTGAAATGAAAATATATAGAGAAGATACTTACCGTTTTAAAGTGACTACCGTAATCTCATTCATTGCTCTTATCACAAGTATCGTTTCCACAATTTTGAAATTCTGTATCAAGTAGATCGTCTGCAAGATGTCCAAGCGGTATTCTCTCACCGGGTTCCAGATGAATAGGATTTGGAAGCTCTAATCCATTTGTTTTCCCGGTAAGGACTGCCACTTTTAACTGATTTACCTGTCTCTGCAAATCCCTTACGTAATCAAAAAGATACTGAATATCTGATTTGCTCAATTATTAACTGCTCCCTTCTAATTCAATTTAATTGAAGTTATTTGGCACAAAAATAAAGTCCATAGGAATTCCGGAAAGCTCACTCATTTTTCTGAGCTGTGATAATGTCGGCTCTGTTTTTCCTTTTTCCCAATTAACTACAGTTGCATTGGAAATACCGAATATTTCAGCCCATTCTTTCTGATTGTATCCTGCGTTCACTCGAACAGCTTCTAATGAAATTTTTGGCATTTGCTCATCTCCTTTCTTAACTTCTGAGCTTATTATAATTCAACCGTATTGAATTGTCAACACCAAAATTCAAAATAATTGAATTAACTATTGAATTTTTTATAAATATGATGTACAATACAAAATGTAAGGAGGAAAAGAATCATGACAACCATGACAACTGAAGAACAGAAAAAGATCTTCTCGAATAATCTTAATAAGTACATTTCAAGAAGTGGGAAGCAGCAAAAAGAAATTGCTGAAGCCATTGGAACAAACGCATCTACATTTAATATGTGGTGCAAAGGTAATTCGATGCCGGGAACTGGAAAGATTAGAGCCTTAGCCGATTATTTCCGAATAAGAATGTCAGATTTGACAGATTTAAAAGAGAATCAAGACCCTGATATTGAATTTGGAGATGTAGTTACAAAAATCGAGCAGTCAGACCCTCGTTTCAAAAGAATCATTCTTGAATACGATAACCTGCCGCCCGATAAAAAAGATTTGTTATGTGATTTTTTTGAGAAGTTTATTTTCTAAAGCACAAGGGTAGGAATCATTTTCCTGCCCTTTCTTCCTTATAAGCCCTTTTTACGCACCCGTAAATAAATTTTATCATTGATTCACTATGTATTTTCTGTATCATTTCAATAATTTCCTTCTTATAATCCATAATAACCCTCCCTGTCGCAACTACCGCCTACATTACAGTATATGTCCGGCTGTGGGGAATAGAACCGAACATTAGTTCGTTTCATGCCATTATATCACTAATGTTTGCTCTTGGCAACTGCCAGATATACACCGATATGTTTATGATTGCATAGAAATTATTCGTAACATCAAAGATATAGTCTTTTCTGTTTAGTGGCAGGGCGAATAAAAACGGCAGCATGGTCTGCTTTATTTCATGGGCGCTATTTTTATGTAGGGTAAAAGATCTGTACGCATTTTGGACAGAATACACTTCTGACTCTTCACGGATATAATCGTCTACACACATTGGTAAATAAACAATGTAATTAAGCAAAAGCACAGCTCCTATTATAATTAGTATATTTTTGATTATTTTCATTTCATAAATCACCTAAAAACGTCTATTTACAACTAAATTTAACGATGCTATAATAAAAATAACATATTTAAACACTCTTTTTTGCAAATGGCGAAAACAATGTTTACAAGGGAATGATTTACATGAAAATTGCGATTTGTGACGATGATAATTTACGGATTGAGATTTTCAAAAATAGCATTGACCGATATCTAAAAGAGCATGGTGATGGTGGATATACATTAACCGCTTACACCAGCGGAAAGCCTTTGATCGACGATGTTTCAGATGGTGAATGGTATGACATAATAATTCTTGATGTCTCCATTAACGGAGAAAATGGCATAGAGATTGCCAAAAGATTAAGAAAAATCGGATACTATGGAAATATCACTTTTTGGACAGAACGCAAAGAATATGTATTTGATGCACTTGATGTGCTGCCGGTTCATTACATCATTAAAGGCTCTGAGCATGGAAGAATGTATTCAGTTGTTAAGCAGACGCTTGAAAATATCCGTGAAAAAACGCTTACTATCAAGAACAAGGACTACTTTCACAGAGCTGAATTCCGACATATTGAATACATCGAAAGCCAGAACAAATACATAATGATCCATTGTACGTGCGGAATATCACACAAGGAACGAGGAAAGCTCAATGATATCGAAAAGAGTCTTGACGGAAGATTTTTGCGCTGCCACCAGAGCTATATAGTTAATATGGACGAGGTAAGCGAAGCAAGCCATTTTTTTACGATGGTATCTGGCGCGATCGTCCCGATCAGGCAAAGAGAACTTGCGAAAATAAGAGAAAAATATGAAAACTACGTCATTGGAGGGAAATAAAGCATGAGCGAAGAAAAAACAAAGAAATGCAAGTATTGTAAAACAGAGATTCCGGCAGATGCTAAGGTCTGCCCGCAATGCCGAAAGAAATTAAAAGGCGGAAAACTCAAATGGGTTATGCTGATAATCCTTGTCGGAGCTATCATCGGAGCTGTAGCTGGTGAAAGTGATTCGGAATCAGATAAAAGCGCAGCAACCGCTACTTCTTCAGAAAAGAAAGAAACTGCTACTAAACCAAAAGAAGAAGCTGCGCCGATCGAGTATACTGCTGTTTCCGTTAATGATATGATGTCCGATCTTGATAGCAACGCCATGGGTGCATCTGATAAATACAAAGGTAAATATCTTGAGATCACCGGAAAACTTACTAATATTGATGCTTCTGGTGAATACATAAATCTTACGGCAGATGGCGATTTTGAAATCATTGGCGTACAGTGCAATATCAAAAATGACGAGCAAAAATCAAAGGTAGCATCTCTTACCAAAGGCGATACCGTTACATTAAAAGGAAAATGTACAGATGTCGGAGAAGTGCTGGGATATTCTCTTGATATTGACGAGATAGAGTAAATAACATGGCTCCTGCTTAATGGCAGGGGCTGTTTTTATACAAGGAGGAAAATCATGGCAAAAAGAAAGAAATACCCGAAATTGCCGAATAGTTTCGGGTCTATCCGCTATCTCGGCAAGGGTCGAAGAAACTGCTATGCAGTGCACCCACCGGCAACGCTGGACGCAACAGGGAAAGCGATCCGTCCGCCTGCGATCTGCTACGTTGACGACTATCTGAAAGGGTTCGCTGTTCTCACAGCATACAAAGCCGGGACGTACAAGCCGGGTATGGAAAAAGAACTTGAGATTGCCCCTACAACGGACGCAGACGCCCTTATAAGCCGTATTTTGTCGGACTACAATACATTTAAGGGCACAGAGGAAAGACACCCGGAAACGCACAAATTGACGTTCTCAGAGGTATACGAAAAGTTCATAGCATGGAAGTTCCCGGAAGACACCGATCTGTCGAAGTCTTCAAGGAACGCATACCACTGTGGGTATCTTAACAGCAAGTCCCTGCATGATCGTACATTTGAAGACTTGAAGGCGCCGGATTTGCAAAAGGTTATTGACGACTGCCCGCTCAAAAAGCAGAGTCTAAACACGATTCTCATGCTTTTTAAACAAATGTATAAATTCGCAATCTACTCAGAGATAGTCACGGAAAACAAGGCACTGTATGTTTCTGTCAAAGCAAAAGATGACGTTGAGCATGGGACCTCATTTTCCGATTTGGAGCTTCAGACGCTCTGGCAGAATACCGACGATTCAGAAGTGCAGCTCATTCTAATCATGTGTTACTCTGGATGGAGAATTGGCGAGGTCCTGAAGCTTACGACTAATCTTGAAGAAAGATATTTCCAGGGTGGCATCAAGACCGCAGCCGGAAAAGACAGGATCGTTCCAATCCATCCGGCCATATATGAGTTTGCAAAGAACAAGGTCCTGACGCAAAACGGTAAACTCTGCATCTATTCCCAGACGCAGCACCGAAACGCTCTGTTTTACCCTACACTGGAACGATTGGGGATAACCGGCAACCCGAAGCACACGCCGCACGATTGTCGACATACCTTTTCTACCCTGTGTGAAAAATACGGCGTCCGGGAGAACGACCGGAAGAGGATGCTGGGACATTCATTCGGAAACGATGTCACGAATGCTGTGTACGGTCACAGAACCCTGGAAGAACTCCGGGCAGAGATTGAAAAGATAAAAGTCCCGTTTGTGACTAACTGTGACTAACCGTTCCTATTTTCATCTTTTTTAAACTGTCTTAATTACTCTAACAAAAGTCTGCAAAGTCTTGATTTTGCTGGCTTTTCCGCATTTTACAAGGGATTCCGCAAAGACATTTTCTTTAATCTAATTTTAATGAAAATCTTCAAGAATCCTTTGTTTATGCAGGTTTCAGGACTTCGTTTGTGACTAATTTGTGACTAACCGTGTAAATCTATATCTGTTCATAACATCGTAATTTGACGTAAAAAAAGAGAGTCAGGTTTTTAGGCCCAACTCTTTTTCTGACTGTCCACTCGTGCCGCTGCTAACAGCCCTCCTATCGGGAACATACAGCTCTTCCATTCATGCACGGCGGAATCAGTCTGCACTATCAACTTGTGCTAGCCACACAGGAAACTTTACATCATAAGTTCAACCCCTGTGCGGCTGTTGATAGTATACCTTGTTCTGAAGGAAAAATCAATCAGAACGTTATTTCGTATTTGCTTTCATATGCTCAATCACTCTCTTCCAGGTATCAATGCCGCAAGTTCCATTTGCCTTTACGCCAACATTTTTCTGGAAAACTTTGAGGGAATCATATGTGTCATTCCCGAACTGTCCGTCAACTTCCACTCCCAGCATCGCCTGAAGCATTGCCACAGCTGTACCGGAACTGCCCTTTCTCAGAATCGGAAGTCTTGTCTGGAAGGTACCGGTAAGCGTAGTTGAAGGTGTACTTACTTTTGCACCGGTGGTAACAGCAATAGCCACGTGGTGATTATCGTTCAGGAGGATATCTCCTGCCTTTAAATAGTCACCAGATGTCAGATACTTACTATCCGTCAGTACTTTTGCGCCAGCAGCCTTCATTGCAGCTCTCATGTTCCGTGTTGTCAGATAGATGCTGACCGCTTTGAGTTTTGCGTTATTTAAGCGATACCCAGCCCCCTTGACGATAGCTGCTGTACTCGCACTGCAATCAGATTCGCAAGCTACCGTGATCTGTGCTGGATCGTAATTACTTGCCTTTAAGTGCTGCCAGAATGAATATCGGTCATTGCTGTTTCCGGCAGTACCCTGATCGTACCCGATGAGATTGTTTCGTGCTGCTTTTGTCGCCATATCTGCGATCATAGCTGCGATTTTAGCATCATTAAATCTCAGGACGCAGAGCCACGGTCTGCTGTACCAGTTCATGATCTGATATTCTGTTCCGGTCTGATCTCCTGCTTTTCCACCTGCATATCTTCCGTTTTCATCATGTCCGCAGTTACTAATTTTTACCATTTTTGTTTCTCCTTTCTGTGTCGTTCCTCTATAGTCCTTGTAGAACACGTCCATATCAACATTTCCGCTGATTCCGGATACTTTTCCTTTGCTGGAATACTGCCAACCGATTCCTACTTTTGGTTTTACCCTTGTTTGTATTGTTCCGTTATCGGGGTCTGGGTAATGTGCAATCCAGCACTCATACTTTCTGAGTGCGTCAGTCAGAACGCCGTTGTACCAGTCCAGATTGCAGTAGATACCGACCTTATAACCAGCTTTTTTCATCCTTGTCAGAAAGGCAACTGCAATATTTTCGACTGCCTGTTTACCGAGTTTTCGCTGATTAGACCACTCGAGATCATAGAACACCGGGAAGTCCAGTCCTCGCCCGTTCAGTGCGGCAATCACATCTTCCGCTTCGTCAATCGCCTGTGCCGGTGTCAGGGCGTAAGAATATTTATACCCACCGATAAGGATTCCGTTGTTCTTGCATCCCTTGTAGTTGTACTCGAATGAACCGTCAACGCCGGACCTCTGGTGCACTCTCAAAATCGCAAATTTAATGCCGGATTTGGCCACTTTCGCCCAGTCCGGTTTTCCTTGATTGGATGACACGTCAATTCCTTTAATTTCCAATTTATCAACTCCTTTTTATGAAATTTTCAAAGTTTCTTAATCAACAAAATGGGAAGAGGGCTATTGCTCAACAGATTCTACTTCTATTTCTATACTTTGTGGAGATATAATAGTTATTTGCCTGTATGTATCAACAAAATTGACAAGAACTGTTCCATCATCTGTTTGAGTCAATATATTACCGTAAATATTAACTGCTTTTTTTGGTAACGAATCAACGTTCATGGTATCAAATAATACTATGCCCACTCACTCATAACCAAATACAAATATACTTGAAGGTTTTGAAAATCCTAAATTTTTACTTATACGTATCCGACCAAAAGTAGAAGAAAGACTATCTCCTTGGTATGTTTTTAATGTTGTCTTACTATTTAATTCATTAATCGCCCTCAGTACCGTCTGGTTGCTCGTCTGCAAGTTGCTGATGACCGCATTGGTCAGTTTTCCAACAATCCAGTTCCAGATTCCGCTGAACGGTGAAAGCTTGTTTGCCTTTGCCGCTGCATCGTAAATCATTAAGGAATCCGCATCCTCTGGTGTTGCTTTCTGTGAATACTCGTTAAATTTTCCCATTACTGTAATCTCCTTTCTAACTCTTTAATACGTTTTTCTTGCTCGTTAACCTTTGCGCTAAGTTCCTGTATGGCTTTAATGGCGTAGTTGAGAAGATACGGGCTGTTAATCTGCTTAACATCCATCTCGCCGTTTTCGTCATATCCGCCGCCCAGAGCCAAGTTCGGGTCGATTTCTTCCAATTCATCCGCCACGAAACCGATGTTCTGATGCCATCCGCCCATCCGCTCTTTCCAGTCAAATTGACGGACTTTCATGCGGTTAACCGTTTCGAGAGCGTCTGTTTCGCTGGCTTCGATGTTTTCTTTTAGACGGATGTCGGAAACTTGTGAGGTTGTATATAGATAGTCTGTGCTAAATCCAGATCCACCCCATTTAGCACGGATTCCTAAACGTCTGTATGTTGCCGTGGCTCCATGTTTACTACCCGTTCCTGAAAAAAGATAGGCCACTTGCGAATCATCTGCGCTTACGGACGCTACCGGCTGTCTTTTGACTTTGCCGGATGTTTTTGCCTGATTCTCCAAGTCGTAAAACATAAGGGTTCCATCGACAGTTGCGTTTCCGCCTACGCTCAAGCTTTTGCCAATAGTTGCGCTTCCATCGGTTGAAAAATTTGCTCCAAGTTCGCATCCGTCCGTGAAAAGTGAGTTCGTATTTATTCGGACTTTATTGTTCAGATAGCGAACAATGTAGCCTTCCCATTTTTTGCTCGTATCACCTTCCATCCAAAGTTCAATCACTTTGTTTTGGACTTTCTGTGCGTACAATCCGTATTTTCCAAGCATCAGCGCATTGTAGTTGTCTGCATCTGTGTAGTCCGTATACAATCGCAATCCGGCAGTGTTAAGAGATACCATCGGGTTTCCGGTGTTCTTGTTAAGTACGACATATCCGGTATATCCTAATCTCGATATCTGATTTCCGTCAGCATCGTAAATCTTCAACTGACCGTTTCCATTATTCGTGCCGCCAAGACTGATGACGCCACCTTTCATGGCATTGAAAGATATATACAGTGTCGTGTTTCCACTCTCATCCTTGCCATAATACAGACCCTTGAACTTTCCGCCGTCTGATAGGATATCAACTATCTGTTCCTGTGTCAGTGATGCCACATCAACCGCCACGGAAAACGTCTGATAGTCCGCAAGCTTCGTTTTTGCCTGGTCAAAATACAGCGAAACCTTGAGCATATTGTGAGCCTTGAGCGACAGGTTATTGACGTTAATACTCAACCGGTCAAGTGCCGCAGTCTGCGATACCGTGAGCGCTGACCATGTAGCGCCGTTGTCGGTGGATTTTTCAAGTTTCCACCAACCTTTTTGTGACTGTGCAATCTCGCCGTTTCCATCCCTGTAGAAAGAATCCACAATGAGCGGCGCCGGTGTTATTCTCTTATCTGCCCCCATCAGTAACACATCTGCATTACTCTGGAAGAAGTAAGTCCTTCCGGCATTTCCCTGTTCGCCCTTAATCTTTGTCCAACTGTATTTTGTCGGGTCAGTGCTGTCATTCGGTGTGT